GTATAAGGCTAAGATATACTTGGCTATATCTAAACCTTTTGGTTGGGTTAATACAATGTTTCACAATAAACATGTGAAAGCTCTACGTACTTTACAACGATATGAAGCTGGCTTTGCGTCTAAAAAATGATTTGGGGTGCATTAATAGGTCCAGTTGCTAAGTTAGCCGGTACTTTTTTAGAAGGTCGTCTTGCTACCACAAAAGCAAATAATGATGTTAAGGTTGCTGAAGCTGTAGCTAAGGCAACTATTATGCAAAAGCAGGCTACTGGTGAAATTGATTGGGACTTGGAAGCAATCAAAGGATCACAGAATAGCTGGAAGGATGAGTGGTTAGTAATTTTATTTTCGATACCATTAATCCTAGCATTCATTCCGGGTGGTGAAGAGATTGTAAAAAATGGTTTTGCTCAATTAGAACAGATGCCTGAATGGTATCAGTATAGTTTAGGTGTAATTATAGCTGCTTCTTTTGGAGTACGCAGTGCCACTAAGTTTTTTGGAAAGAAAAAGTAATGAGTCCTAAGAAAATAGCAATTATAATAGCTTTAGTAACTATTGGTATAGTGTCAATAATAGTATTAGCAAATGATATGAGATGTACTCCTCCTTGTATTTAAATGAAAGACACATTAACAGCACACGAAAAAGCTACGATGACGTGGCGATGGACAGCACTTATTATATATTTATTAATATGCTTCTATGATTTTATGTTTGTACCTATATGGTACGGTATTAACCGCCCTGATATAAGTTTATTTATGGAGATTATTAATAGTACTCCAGAGCCAATGGTTCAAATGGAATTGATGAAGAAACTTACAGGTCAACATAATCCTTTTACTCTTATGGGAGGGGGATTATTTCATTTAGCATTTGGGGCTATTTTAACAGGCTCTGCATTTGCTAAAAAATGATAGGTGAATAATAATAAATGGCAAAAGATAAAGTTAAAATAGTTGAAACTACTAAGGAGTATGAACTTCTTGTTGCTGATCTAGTACCGGATATAGATGAGGAAGAATCGACTTGGTATAATAAGGTAGCGGGTGTACTAGATAGGTTTCGTACTGTACCTCGCTTAATTATGTTTGCGTATATATATTCTTTCTATCAATCAACTATGTGGTTTATGTCTCTTCCTGATCCAAGTAATGCACAAGCTGCCTTTATATCTACTATTGTAGGTGCAGGTGCAGCTTTCTTTGGTTTATATGTAGGTAAACCATCTACTATATCAACTACAAGAAGAAAAAAATAGGTGCTATCTTTTAGTGAAGACAGGTTAGTTGAACAACTTGTAAGACATGAGGGTATTAGACTTAATGTATATCAAGATATTTTAGGTATTGATACAATTGGAGTTGGAAGAAATATTGAAGATAGAGGCTTCTCTGAATTTGAGCTAGATACATTAAATAAAACTATAGAAGAAATTTATGAAGTAGGTATTACGAAAGAAGATGCATACTTTCTTTTAAAAATAGATATTAATATTATGGCAAATGAATTGTTTAAGGTAAGGCCCGTTACTAAACTTGTAGATTCTATTCGACAGCTTGTATTAATGGATATGGCCTTTAATATGGGTGTACCTAGATTATGTAATTTTGTTAAAATGTGGGCAGCTTTAGAACAATATGATTATAATTCCGCCGCAAAAGAAATGCTAGATTCAAAATGGGCTAAACAAGTAAAGACAAGAGCAATAAGATTAGCTTATTCTATGAAACATGGAGTATATGTATACTAATGAAAAAGAGAACTTTATATAGTATAGTAGCAACAATTATAATACTTTTTAGTTCTTATGGCATACTAGTTACTTGGCGTCCACATTCAACAGAAGGACTATTTAAGTTTGATTGTTGTTCTTGGGCGATAACTAGATATGGTAATATAGAAGATAAACCTAAGAAAAAGGTAAAATGAGCAAAAACCTAACAGAAAAACAAGCAGCCTTTCTTGCCGCACTCTTTGATGAGGCAGCGGGGGATGTAGTAAAAGCTAAATTAATAGCTGGGTATTCAGAGAATACCAGTACTACAGATATTGTTAAGGGTTTACGAGATGAAGTGTTGGAAGCTACGCAGCTATTCATGGCTCGTAATGCTCCTAGGGCAGCTATGGCTATGGTCAGTGGTATCACAGACCCAACAGAGCTAGGCATAAAAGAAAAGATGGCTGCTGCAAGAGAACTATTAGATCGAAGTGGATTAGTTAAAACTGAGAAGTTGCAAGTAGAAAGCTCTGGTGGTATAATGCTATTACCAGCTAAAAATACTTCGGATGATGACTAGAGAAGTAGGTGTCTGGAAATTACCACAGCCTACGGATTTAAAAGATGAAGGCGAATGGTTAAAGATACCAAGAATTGCTAGGACAATTCCTTTTGGATATATACTAGATACTGAAGATAAGGAACTACTGTTACCTGTATCCTTGGAATTGGAAGCATTAGAACAAGCCAGAAAATACGTAAAACAATATTCGTATAGAGAGGTAGCTAACTGGTTAAGTACACGTACTGGTCGTTACATTTCACATGTAGGATTAAGGAAAAGATTAGCCAATGAGCGACAGCGTAAAGATCAAGCTACAAGCCTCCGCCGATGGGCAGACTATGCGGAAAAGGCAATCCTCAAGGCGAAAGCCATCGAAGAAGAAAGAACAGGTGCAAGAAGCACAGCAGAGTAAGATACATATAGATAAAGAAGATGCAATAGAAGATACACATGTTGTTATCTTTAAACCTAATGAAGGACCACAGACTGAGTTTTTAGCTGCTAACGAAAGAGAAGTATTATACGGAGGAGCAGCAGGCGGTGGTAAATCATATGCGATGTTGGCTGATCCATTACGTTATATGGGTCATCCCAGCTTTAGCGGCTTATTATTACGCCATACAACAGAAGAATTAAGAGAGCTAATATTTAAGTCGCAGGAACTGTATCCGCAAATCTGGCCGGGAATTAAATGGTCAGAAAGAAAGATGCAGTGGGTCGCGCCATCTGGTGCTAGGTTATGGATGTCTTACTTGGATAGAGATGAGGACGTAGCTAGGTATCAGGGTCTGGCATTTAGCTGGATAGGCTTTGATGAGTTGACACAATGGGCTTCTCCATTTGCATGGAATTACATGCGATCTCGTCTACGATCCACTGCCCCTGATTTGCCTATCTATATGAGGGCAACTACTAACCCCGGAGGTAGGGGGCATAGTTGGGTTAAGAAAATGTTTATTGATCCTGCTGTACCAAATAGAGCATTTAATGCTACCGATATTGAAACAGGTCAGCAGATGCTTTATCCTGAAGGGCATAGTAAAGAGGGGGATGCTTTATTTAGACGTAAGTTTATACCTGCTATATTAGCAGATAATCCTTATCTATCAGAGTCTGGTGATTATGAAGCAATGCTTCTTTCTTTACCAGAACAACAACGGCGACAGTTATTAAATGGCGACTGGGATATAAAAGAAGGCGCAGCATTTACAGAGTTTAATAGAGAAATACACGTAGTTGAACCTTTTAATATTCCTTCTAATTGGGTTAAATTTAGAGCATGTGATTATGGTTATGGTTCGTATAGTGCAGTAGTTTGGTTTGCTGTAGCACCAGATGAACAACTAATTATTTATAGAGAATTATATGTATCTAAAGTTTTAGCTGCTGATTTGGCAGATATGATTTTAGATATAGAACAAGAAGACGGAGCAATTAAGTACGGAGTATTAGATAGTTCTTTGTGGCATAAACGAGGAGATACTGGACCTAGCCTAGCTGAACAAATGATTATGAAAGGATGCAGATGGCGTCCTTCAGATAGAAGTAAAGGCAGTAGAATATCTGGTAAAAATGAAATACATAGACGCTTACAGATCGATGAGTTTACAGAGGAACCAAGATTAGTATTTTTTAGTAATTGTGTAAATCTTATATCACAATTACCTGCTGTACCACTTGATAAGAATAATCCAGAAGATGTAGATACAAAATCGGAAGATCATTTATATGATGCATTACGATACGGTGTAATGACAAGGCCAAGATTTAATATATTTGATTTTGATGCTAGTTTATTAACTAAAGGATACACACCTGCTGATGTAACATTTGGGTATTAAGGAAAATTAAATGGCTGAAGATGAAGATAATGTAATAATTGAAGACGATGCACTAGCTATGAAGGATGTTCGTGTTTCTTCAGATAAAGAAGATATAAATAATAGTCCTCTTGTTAGATTTGTACAGGATAAATATTCTCGTGCAAAAGATTATCGTGATACAGATGAAGCACGGTGGTTAAAGTCTTATCGTAATTATAGGGGTTTGTATAGTCAGGATGTTCAATTTACAGAGGCAGAAAAATCTCGTGTCTTTATTAAGGTAACTAAAACTAAAACCTTGGCTGCATATGGTCAAATTGTAGATGTACTTTTTGCTGGTCAAAAGTTTCCTTTAAGTATTGAACCTACGAAACTTCCAGAAGGCGTTACTGCAAATGTAACTTTTGATCCAAAAGAACCAGAACAATTAAAAAATCCTTATGGACATAAAGACGATGGAAATGAATTACCTCCCGGTGCAACTGTTAATACTTTAGAGTTAGGGCCATTAGAAGAAAAGTTAGAAGGTATTGATGTTAAAGAAGGTATAGGTAGTTCTCCTTCCGCTGCTACATTTAGTCCAGCTATGATAGCTGCTAAGAGAATGGAAAAGAAGATTATGGATCAGCTTGAAGAAAGCAATGCCTCTAAACATCTTCGTAGTACTGCTTTTGAAATGGCTTTGTTTGGAACAGGTATTATTAAAGGCCCCTTTGCAGTAAATAAAGAATATCCAGATTGGTCAGAAAAAGGTGAATATAATCCTAAGATTAAAATAATTCCACAACTTAATAATGTAAGTGTCTGGAATTTCTACCCTGATCCAGATGCAAATAATATGGATGAAGCTCAATACGTAGTTGAGCGACATAAGTTAAGCAGAACACAACTACGTGGTTTAAAACGTAGACCTTTCTTTAGGGAGAAGGTCATTGAAGAATGTGTTGAAATGGGAGAATCTTATTTAAAAGAATCGTGGGAAGACACTTTAGCTGATTATGAACTTCATCACAATATTAATAGATTTGAGGTATTAGAGTACTGGGGAATTTTAGATAGAGATTATCTTGATTCAGAAGACGTAGACTTACCCAAAGAATTTGATGATGCAGATCAGGTACAAGCTAATATATGGTTATGTCATGATAAGATAATTAGACTTGTAATAAATCCTTTTAAACCTGTACGTATTCCTTATATGGCTGTTCCTTATGAACTAAATCCATATAGTTTCTTTGGCGTAGGTATTGCAGAGAATATGGAAGATACGCAAGCTCTTATGAACGGTTTCATGCGTATGTCAGTAGATAATGCTGTACTATCTGGTAATTTAATTATAGAGGTTGATGAAACTAATCTAGTACCGGGGCAAGATTTAGCTGTTTATCCCGGTAAAGTATTTAGGCGACAAGGCGGGGCACCGGGACAAGCTATTTTTGGTACTAAGTTCCCGAATGTTTCTAATGAAAACCTACAACTATTTGATAAAGCCAGACAGCTTGCTGATGAGAGTACGGGTTTTCCTTCCTTTGCACATGGTCAAACAGGTGTAGCAGGAACAGGTAGAACAGCAAGTGGCATTAGTATGTTAATGAATGCTGCGTCTGGTGCAATTAAAAATGTTATTAAAAATGTAGATGATTATTTGTTACATCCATTGGGTGAAGGTTTCTTTCAGTTTAATATGCAGTTTGATTTCGATCCTGAACTTAGAGGAGACTTAGAAGTTAAAGCTCGTGGAACTGAAAGCTTAATGGCAAATGAAGTTAGAAGCCAGAGGTTAATGCAATTCCTAGGTGTTGCAAGTAATCCTGCCTTAGCTCCCTTTGCTAAGTTTCATTATATTATTGGCGAGATTGCAAAATCTATGGACCTTGATCCTGAAAAAGTTACGAATAGTATGGAAGATGCAGCTATACAAGCAGAGCTTCTTAAACAGTTTCAGGCTACTCAACCACAGCAACCTCAACAACCACAGCAAGTTCCTCCCGGCATGAACCCGCAAGATACAGCAGGTACAGGTGGAGGAGCTATTGGAACTGGGCAGGTACCTGCACCACAAGAACAAGGATTTACAGGTAATGAACAAGCAGGAGGAACTATGGGGCAAGCTCCACCCCCTGTTCAACAACAACCGCCAATGGGTTAATTTAAGTAATTACTTAGATTTTTTAGTTGAACAGCAGCATAAAGTTTTGGAGCAATCTCAAGAGCATGTAGCTTTATATAAAGCTCAAGG